GCCAGATCCACCCGGCAGGCGTCGTGGAGCGTCTGATCCCCGTCCACGCTGATGGACAGAGAGACGTGCATCCCGTACTCATCCAGGAACTCCTGCACCTCCGGCTGAAAGTACAAAAGCCCGTTGGAGGAGAAGCAGAACATGAACCGGGTGCCCCACCGGTGCTTCAGCTGGAAACAGCGGCGCAGATAATAATCTGCGACCTGCCGGATCAGGCCGATCTCCAAAAACGGTTCCCCGCCGATGAAGTCCAGGATCAGCCCGTCGCTGTCGTCGTTCACATAGGGGTCTCCCCCCTCCAGGAGGTAGTCAATGAAGCGCTTGGCCGTGTCCAAGCTCATGCGGGCGTGGGTCTTGGCGTTTTGATAGCAGTAAGTGCAGGCCATGTTGCAGTCCTCGGTCACCTGCATGGTCACGCTTTTGGCGTGGGTGCCGCCCATGTGCATGGCCTCCCGCTTCTCCCGGGGGAACAGCCGCGCCAGCTGATCCCCGAACCCTTCCGGCCTTTGAAAGCCGGGGAACTCGTAACCGTCCGGGTACATCTCCCGCATGGTCTCCTGGGCCGCCTCGTAAGCTGCCCGGTGCTCCACTGCCTGCTGTGCCCACCAGGCGTATTCCTCCGTGTCCCGGAGGCCGTTTCGCTGCGCCCATCCCACCAGCCAGCAGTGGGTCCGGCACTCAAACTCCAGGGCCTGGACATAGTCCCGGAGCATTTCTGTGGTCTGTTCCATGTGTCCTCCTTACGTGTAAGCAACCGGTACATGGACCCACCCGTTGCCGTTGTAATACTTTAGACCGCCGGTGGTCGTGGAACTGGTGTCGATCCACAGCATCTTGGTGTCGGACGGCGCGATGTTGGATACCTTGTACGGGGCCGCCACGATGTAGTTTTTCACGCTGTTATAGTTGGTCAGGGCCGCGGCCAGATCGTCGTAGCTGCTCACGCCGGTTCCGCCGGCTTCCACATCCAGGGCACCGTCGGCGGGCACATGGATCTCCTGATTCTCGATGTGAGCTTTCAGCTCGGAGACTGCCTTGGCCAGCTTGCCCAGCGCCACGGAAAGCTGTTCCCTGCTCTTTAGCTCCTCCAGTTCTTTGCTGGCTGTGTAAGTAGGCCGCTGGTCGTTGATGTCCAGGTTCACCACATTCCCAAGCCCGATCTGAGCCTTGGTCACCTTGTGGGGGTTTTCGTAGTTCTCCACATGGGCCTCAAAGTCTCCCAGTCTGGCATAGGCCGCTGCTTTCACGGTGGCGGACACGTTTTCCGTGGTTCCCACATAGATGGTCGCGGTGTAGGTGCCGTAATACCGGAAGGTCTCCGTGTTTGGCGGGATGTAAGAGCTCTTGTCTCGGGCGTTTGCATAGGCGTAAAGCACCTCCACGTCGTCCGCGCCCTTGGCGTAAATGCCCAGCTCCGTCCACTGGAACCCCTCTGTGACCTCGTCGTTGGAGATGTAAAAGGTCAGGGAGATATTGTCCTCCTCGACCTCCATCTTCTCAATGTTGCAGTACATGGCCGGGTTGCGAAGCTCCTTCAGCTTGCCGACGTCGGACGGCGCCTTCCCGCAGCCGATCCCGATTTTGGTAAAGGTCAGCGTCTGCCCGTCCATGGCCCTGACGTGGAGTCCGATCCCGTCATCGGTCAATTGTAAGTTGCTAAAACTCATTCGCTCGTCACCTTCTCATACAGCAGATCGCCGTTTTCGGTCTCCATGTAGAATCCATCTTCGTCCACCAGAAAATCCTTGTCGGAGAGATCCGGGTCAAGCGTGATCTGAACCTTCTCATCCGCGGCGGCGATCCCGGCGTAGTAGACCTTGCATGAGCCGGACTTCGACTCCTGGACTCTGATGTCGTCCAGATGGCTTCGCAGGTTCTTCGCCAGGTCGATCAGATGGAGCAGGCGCTCCAGCGCGTCCCTCTGGGTGCCCTCTTCCCCGGTGTCCACCAGCACCCGGAACCGTCCAGGCTCGCCGTCGTACTCGAACCACTCCGTGATCTTGCTGCTGCCATAAGCGTTGGACACGGCCAGCTCCAGGGCCGCCTTGGTGCCGATCATCTTGTGGATCTTCCAGGAGTTCTTCAGGATCTCCCGCTTTCGCTCAATGGGATAGCCCTCATTCCACCAGTCCACCTTGAAGTCGTTGGCCAGGATGTCCAGCAGATCCTCGTCCGCCTCGTCGATGGCGGACATGATCTTGAGCTTGTCGATCTCCGACAGCCGACTGGCCAGCAGCTCGGCGGTAGCCGCTCCGAGCGCCTGGGTGGACTCATCTTGCTGTAAGGGCCGTGGCAGAGTTGCCAGGATGTTCCCGGCGGTCAGCGCGTGGCTGTCGTTACTCATCCTCGTAGCCTCCGCTCTCAATGGTCACAGTCCCCAGCTTCGCCACCTGGGGTGCCTGGTTGTCCTTGCCGTCCCGGAGCGTCGTAAAGACCGGCTCCTCCAGCTCCACCCGCTTGATGCCCGTCTCCATCAGCATGGAAATCAGCTTGGACGGGTTGATGTCCCGCCCCAGCTTCGCCCCCTGCCAGGCGGCGAACTCGTCCACCTTTTTTGCCACCGCCTTCTCCAGGGCATCCGCGCTGGCCGAACTGTCGGACTGGATGTAGTACTTTAGCCGTACATTGTACTCCAGCTCCTCCGGGTCCTCCACGGAAACCAAATCCGTCAATGGCCGCACATTGTCTGCGCTGCAGGCCTCCAGCACCTTCTCCTTGATCTCCTGGGTGGCGATGGTGCCGTCGTCCATCAGCAGGTAGAGCTTGACCACGCAGGGCTCCGGCGAGGCGGCGATCACGTCGGAGATATGTAGATCTACCTGCTTGGCAAAGTAGACGTACCCGCCCCGGGGGCCAGCGCAAGAGTAGGCGTCCATGGACAGGCGCATAATCTCATAAAACTCCTCATCCGTGGCCGTGTCTCCCCCGCCGTCCGATTCATTCAGATTGACACAGGACTCATAGTAGGCAAACAGATCCACGATGGTGTCGATCTGCCCGGCCACAAAGCCGTTGCCCACCTCGCCCAGCGTCTGGCACCGGATCTTCACATCCGCCGTCGTCTCCCCAGGCTCCACGTAGACGTCTTCCAGCGTCTCCCACACCAGCGTGTTGGCGGCGTCCGTGACGCGGGTGCCCTCCGGGACGAGCACCGAAAAGGTCTGCGGCTCTGAGATGGTAAAGCGCATGGTGCAAGTGGCCGCCGTGGCCTTTGGGCGCTCCCGGGTGTAAAACAGTTCCGCCAGGGCGTCCAGGTTCTCCCCCTCCGCCCGACTGGGGATGTTTTGGTTGGCCGCATGATTTTCCAGCGTCCGCTCGTGGATCACCACTGCCGCCACCCACTGGATAAACAGCTTCTCCGGCGCAGCAGCGCCGACCTTCGTGCCGGTTAACTCCTCATATTTGTCCGTCATCCACTCCACAACGCCGTCCGGGTCCGTGGGAATGAACTGGTAATCCGCGTTTCTACTCATCTTCGATCTCCACCTCCACCTCTGGGATCAGGATGCTCGGGTCGGAGGCGTCCCCCGAAAAGGACACCCCGACCACACGCGCCCGTGGCTCCCATCGCTCTACCGCCTCACGCACCTTTGCGATCATCATGGTCTTTGCCACAGGTATGGGCCGATCCAAAAAGTCCATCGGAAGGCCGAACTCTCTGTACATAGGCACCGACCCCTTGGGCGTCTGGAGGATGATGGCGATGTTCTGCAGCACCGAGCGCACCGTGTCCGACTCGTTAAGGGTCAGCTTCGTCGTGCCGTCGGCGCTGACCTGGTAGCTCACAGCCCTCACCTCACGATCTCAAATATTCCTGGAGGCTGACCTGGACGACAATGTACATCAGCTCGCCCCCCGGGCCGAAGCACTCCACCTTTGTGGAGTGGCTCTCTATGGTCCAACGGTATCGGCCGTAGGCGTGGTCGCCGATCGTCAAGGGCACCGCCTCGCCGTCCCGCTCGTACTTCCAAAGTTTTGTGACCTCATCCATGGGGTTGACCCCCAGGGAGGCCATCAGGTTGATGTTAAACGTGATTTTGTCCGGGTCCAGCCCCGTAAACTCCGTCAGGGCGTTGCTTATGTGCCGCTGATGGGTGGAGTACCGGGCCGAGCCGGACCATTTCATGTTGTCGATGGTACGCACCGTCTCCGATGATACGGTAAAGGCGATGTCGCCTAAACATCCGACAGCAGCCACTTAGATCCCTCCTAACACAAAGCCGTCCGCGTTGAACGCCGGCAGATACAGGGTCAGAACCGTGTCATTGACCCTGGGCATCCACGGCCTGATAATCAGGTCATGCTTGTGCCGCTCGAACGCCGCGTCCCCGCTGCCCCCGGCCTCATATTCCGTGCGCTGTGGCACGTCGTAATCTGGGATGTAGGGCCGGTTGTCCAGCACGTGCAGCCACCCAGATGGCATATTGACGTCCTGGAATGTGACTCTTGCCAGCCGCTTGGCGTTGTCTACCGCCGTCACAGTGCCGATCCGCACCAGTCCGGACAGGATGTTTGCCACGTCCATCAGTATCCCTCCAGTGCCCGTCGAAGGGTGATCTGCGTGGTGTATCCTCCGCTCGCGCTGACCGTGTGCTTGGCCTGCCGGATGATGTATTTCCCGTCCCAGGCCCTCCAGCCGGCCAACGTCACCGTCACCCCCGCCGCCAGCCCTGGGTCTCCAGGCAGGGCGAAGGTGGCCGTCTTAGCGAATTTGTTGTGCATCCGAAGCAGCTTCTCTGCCAGGGACTGCGCCTCGCCAATGCTCTCCACCTTCGCCGTGATCTCCAGCTGCTGGTTGTTCTTGGCGTCCTCGTTGTAGTCGTCGATCTTTGCCGTGGCCTCGATGCAGCTCCCGGACGGGTCCACATAGCTGACCCTGCAGCTGGCGTACTGGGTGTCCGCCGATCCGGAGGACAGCTTCCACTTGGTGTACAGCCCGTCGCCCTTCCGGATGGTCTTAACCGCTCCTTTGGACTCATAAGCAGCCTGGTCAAACAGGACCAGGATGTTGTTGGTGGCCTTCAGCGAGATCCCCGCGTCATTGCACAGCTTGGATAGAAAGTCAATGTCGCTGGTCTTCCACTGCTCCACCCGGGCGTAATACGGGTCGCTGGCGCTCTCGTACATACAGGTCATACCATTCATTCCCGCCATCTCGGCGGCAATGCCGGAAAGACTATAGGCTTCCCAGCCCTTGGACTTCAGGGTCTGGCGGATCTGGGCGCTGTAGGGCAGGCTCGTGCCTTTGATGGTCACCGAGGACGGCGGCCCATCCGCCGAGATGCTGTCTAACTCAAACTGGCCGCAGGGCAAAACGCTGTCCTTGCCGTCCCCGTTCCAGTTCTCCCGGACGATGGTGGCCTCCATTTTGAGCTGCGCCGCCGACGCCGCCTCGATGGCCTCTCCCAGCCACCCAAGCCACAGTTCGTCCCGGTCCTGGAGTTTGATCTGCAAATCGTCCGTCTCGTCCGCCTCATTGTCCGTGTAGGTCAGGCTCAACAGATAGGGCCGGATGCTCCCCGTGATGTCTGCCCCGTCAAAGGCCACCTCCACCGAGGTCCGCCTTGCCAGATTCGCGTTACTCATTTACTCACCTCTTCCACGGCGGGAGCGTGCTGGTAACGCTCTGGGTCACCTCGGGCAGCTGCAGGACGATCCCCGCCGGGAACGTAAAGTAGTGCAGGTATTGGCGGTTGGCCCGCATCAGGGCGTCGGTGTACTGCGTGTCGCCCAGCTCGTCGTAGGCAATGCCGTCCCACATCTCGCCCTGCACCGTCGTGTGCGTCTTGCTCATGTGTAAGCCCTCCTGACCGAATCCTCCTGGGCCTCCTGGATCACGCCGAGGATCAAATCCCGCAGGGTGTCGTTATTGCCGTCAAGCACCGCCCGGAGACTGTCCGGGTCCGCGGTCCCGCTGATCTGGTACACTGGCGACACAGCCAGATTGACCACGCGGGCGCTCCGATCCAGCATGGCTGCCGTCTGCGCCGACGTGATCACCTGCTCCCCACCCCGGAAGTTGACCAACTCCGGCCCGTTCTCGCCCACCAGGTGGTAACCCGGCGTGGCGTTGGTGGTGCCGCTGGCGTAGCCGTCCATGCCAGGGGTTCTCAGCTGAGAGCTGCCCATTGACGTGCCAGAGCCTCCATCGAGGCCCAGCGCCGCAGACGCAGCTCCAGCAAGCTGCCGATAGGCGGCCTGCACTTGAGGTAGCATCCCGTTTGCCTTGTCGATAAACGCCTGGATCGTCTCCCGGGCGCTCTCGGTGGCCTCGTCCGGCAAGCTCATCCCGGTTACGGCGTCTTCCATGTCCGTTTGGATCTGGTCCATGCTCTCGCTGAAGTCCGTCTCCAGGTCCGCAAGGCTCCCGGACGCATCCTCCTGCTCCTGCTGTAGCGCTTGCCAGTTGGCCACCATAGCCCGCAGATCCTCGTCGCTGGCCGATGCCATGCCGGCAATAGCGTTGACGCTTTCCGTACTGCCGTCCGCGAAAGAGGCGATCATCTCGCTTAATCCCTCGATGTCACCGGCGCGATCACCCAGGGTCTGCAAATTGTCGTTGTAACTCTGCCAGTAGCTGATCTGGCTCTCCAGGGCGGCGTTGATCTCGCCAGCACTGGTCGCCAC